CTGTTTAAGAAATGGCATTTTTTCTCTGACAGCGTCAAATACAAAACTGTCGTGCCATTCGTCGAGATAAAAAATTCCTTTTTCTGCGTGATCGTACATTCTTTGAAATTCATTTAAAAAAGTACGGAGCATTGCTGAATTTAAATTCATAGCATACAGCCCACACTCACTAAATTTACGTTTTCTACCAAGAAAACACAATTCTTGCTCAGGGGGACAGAATCTATCAATAGTATCAATGTTGATTTCTGTGTGACACACCATATCAGCATCCATCCACAATAACACATCAGTGTTACAGTTTTTTGCGCAGTCAAATATGGCATACACCTTGTGAGCGAATCTAACAGCGTCCCATTTGAAGCCTTTTCCGGAATCTTTTCTTTGGCTTCTGCGTGGATCGTTACTAACGTCTCCATTGGCTTTCGGGATGTCTTTCCATTTCTCTTTAAAAGCTACTAGGTCTGATAAATCTCTTTCGCAACTTTTTACAATTAGATTATCGGCAGTTTCATCAACTGTACAATTTTCTGCATAGACATATAATGTGACGTCTTTTGGCCAAGTTGCTAAAAAACTTTTGATCATTCGCTGACCATATTTTTTATAACCTTTTTCATTGAACGTTGTGCATACTGCAAACTTTCTCATAGATATTCCTTTATAACTTTCCAGGCCTCGCCTGATGCAAGGTCGTTAAAACTAAAATGACTCATACTGATTTTTCTAATCCATTGTTCTCTATCTGGATATTGTGGGTTTTCTATTTCATATAAACTAGTATTTGCAACATCATAAGCCTGACTGTTTTTAGGGTTGGGATCTGTTACAAATACAGGCACGCCCTCGATAGCACTAGCAACTCCTGGAGAACTGTTGTAGGTTACAGTGGCCCACGCATTGTTTAAATCGTCGATAATATTGTCTTTGCCACTGATCCAAACTTTAGGCAGATCTAGTTTTAAGTAATCTTTAGCACGTCGATCTCCAGGATGTGCTCTTACTAAAATTTTACGATCGCTGACCTGTCTAATAGTAGAAATAGTCTCGTGTAACCATTGCATTACATCAACGCCTTTCATAGACCAACCACCATTGCGCTGTAGGCAAATTAAAATATGTCCGTCATTTCTAGTCCAAGGTTTTAATTCTATACCAATATCCTGTCTAATCTTATTCCACTGTATGTCATTTACCCTATCATTAAAATAGCAACCGGTAGTTGGAAAAACATCATCTAAACTAAAACGTAAGTAGGTTTTTGTATTACCGGCGTTTCGATACAAGAATAAATTGCTATCAATTGCCAGCGTATGTTTGCCAGCTTTTCTTTGTTCTAAAATTACGTGTCTACGGAAATTTAAATGCGGAGCACTTTGACTATCTTCGTGGACCCATCCTTGTATCACTGCTAGATCTGTTGGATAGAATGTTGCTGATCGTTCTTCAATCAAGGTATCGCCGCTGGACTTTACACCTTCGGCAAAATTACTTAACACTAAAACTTTTTCTGTTTTAGTATTTTTTGCAGGCACAGAAGCATAGTATACTGCTACACTTTTATTCATCGAGTAATTTCCTCATTGCGGTGCCGTCTCTCATCTCACTGATATGGAATTGACCATAGGCCAAATGACAGGCCCAGGCATATAATTTATCCTTATCAGCATAGTAGGGATTTTCTATCTGAGAAAGATCTTGTAAACTTACTGGACTGGCAGCATTTGTTGGAGCAAGAGTAAATGCTGGTATACCGTGAAAAATTGATTCAACTGCGGCAACACTGTTAAATGTTACCAATGCAAAAACATCGTCGTCTAGTGCTGTTTGTAGTGTGTCGTTGGCTATCCTATCTATTCTTTTTGGAGCACGTTCGCGTACTACTACCGGCCGATCTGTATATTCTTTTATAGTGTTAACCGTATTGAGCAACCAATGATTTAAATTAATATCGTAAAATTTACAGGGTTTTTCGTCCGGAATTGCCACAAGAATTTTGGTGCCAGACTTCTTCCAAGGATTAAATTTTTTATCAAATAATCTAAATCGATCATCGGGCCTAGGAATTATTTCTCCGTGTTGTAGATCGTTTTTAACAATACGATGCCAATACTTCCAACCGTTGGGATTGTTCAATGACTTTTCATTACCAAAGTAACCAGTATCTACATAGTAAAAATCTCTACCATCTTCCCAACACTGCTGCATTATTTTGTGTTTAAGTATACCTCTAAGCACAATAGGATCTGTACTATCAGCGTAACGAAAATCATCTGTAGAGATTGGCTGGCTATCCATACCCCTAGCAAGAGTATTGATATACTCGTCTTCTCCGTCCTTACTTAGGAATATCATTTTGTTGACAATACTCTGTGAATATTCTTTCTCTGTGCCACTCTTCAGCCTGCGGTGTGTTAGCAAACTCGTGGAAGCTAGGAGTACCTAATGTATAGTGTAACAATTTTGCATCAGGATTAGGTCCAAACTCATCTGGCAACCAATTCCATTCAATTGGCAATTCTCCTATACGTGCATCATCTAACCAACTAAATCTATGTAGAAAAGATCCTGGTTGGCTCTGTACGAATTCTGGAGTTAATTTACGATTAGGAAATGTACTACAGTTCCATAAGATAACACTGGACCAATTTTTGCGAGGATAATCTTCGTTCTTTGAACCAAGATATTTTGTTTTCATTTTAGTTTTGTAATCGTGCTTAACTACCATTACATCTTTACCTAGATCACGTAAATCCCATAGCTCGGCAATATCGCCACGCACAATCATATCACCGTCAATGAATATAGCACTACCAGTCCACGACATTAGATAAGGTACTAAAAATCTTGTATAGATAAAGTGATTACTACCGTCGGTGTGTGTTTCGCTATAGTCTTTAAACAGATTTAATGCTACAGGAATAATGCTTACAGGTCTACTAGAATTACGAATAATACTATTTGCACACACGTGATATGCGATAGCTTCACGCGGATCGTAGCCTATGAAAACTGGAATTATATCTTTCATTTACGTTCTATATCCTCTTCCACACATTGTTCCCCATATTGTATTTCTACAATTTTACAAGGTTCATCGTATGGATTTGTCAGTTGGTGCCACTCGCCGACTGGAACTTTATATTCTTCGTGTAATGCTATTTCAGAAGTTGGTAGGGCATAACCTCCAGCCATCATACTATTAACATTCGCTCGCCCTTCACTAACGATCCAGTATTCTGCACGATGTGTATGTCGTTGCATAGACAGTTTTTGTCCCGGATTAACTGTGAGTTCTTTTACTTTCATTCCTGGCACTTCGTGTAGCACACGATAGTATCCCCAAGGACGTTCTGTTTTAGGGGCTTTCCATTCTTGTAAAATCCACGAACTAGAATTTCTTTTATCGAATCCTCCCACACCGAATGCAAATGATAAATTCTCATCTTCGATATCCATTTCTGGAATATTGATGTGAGTTCGATCTCCGCCGTTAGCAAAAACAATTCTGTCACTAGGATAACTTTGTCTTACCATCCATATGGCGTGTTTTGCACTATCATCATTATCGTTAAAATCTATAACAAAGTCTACTCCGGCAAGTGCGCGAACAACCGCCGCACGTTCTTTATAAGGCATAAATGGAGAGCCCTTCTTTCTAGTAAGCCAAGCGTCAGAATTTACTCCAACTACAAGAATGTCTCCTAGAGTTTTTGCTTCCTTAATATAGGAAACGTGTCCACTATGTAAAGGATCAAACCCACCGGTGATTAAAACTACTGTCTTCATATTTTCTTCCATAAGAAATCAACGTGTTGTTGTAATATACATTCGTAACCTAAGCTGATCATAAAATCTCGATATGTTGTGTCGCCGCCTGCGGCAGCATTATCTTCTAAACAGATATAAGATATAGTTGTAGTGTTCCAGTCAACACATCTTAAAATTGCAAGTTCAGATCCCTCTGTATCTATCTGTAGATAATCAATATGACTAGGAAATTCTAAACTAGCCCAAGACTTACAAGGAATTTTTTGAACTGTAGCAGGTCCGGAACTTCTAGTTTTAAGTTGTGGTTTTTCGCTTTCGAGTAGTTTCTGATGTAATTCGTCGTAGGTTTCAATAATGCCATTCCATTCTGGTCTATCTGGAAATAGTGCATAATCAACCTCCCCATCGTGATCGTAAACAGCAACATTTAGACAACGGCATTTTCTGTTTTCTATCAATTGCGCATAACTCGGCGGCGCAGCTTCTACACATACCCCGTCCCAACCTGCCTGCTCTAGCATCATTGTGCTGTTCTTTTTTCTGCCGTCCCACGCACCTATTTCTACATAGAATCCTTTCTTGCCGTCGGGCCAGATGGATGTAAAGAATTGATAGGTCATTCTTGGTATTTTTGCTGTTCTTGGTATTTTCATTTTGATCCTTGTTGTTTAGCCAACCAACTTTGGTCGCCTACGTTGTGTGATAATTGTTTAGTCATCTTTGAACTTATCCTTGCTATTGTCGGGGTAATAACAGTGTATGTAGTGTACCAATGATTAACTACCATATCCCCAGGTAACCACCCCCGAGTGTGAACACTATCAATTAATTGTTTTGCACCTACTGGTTTTAAAATGTAACCGTGAGCACCTCGAGCAAAGAGATGTTTGAGTACACCCCATCTAAAATCTTCCCAAGGAACTAACGGGTATTCTGTAATGCTCGCTGTCTCGTTTTTTAATCTTTCTTCGTAGACTGCGTAAGGATCCTCAACTTTATATGGGTGTGCGTATGCATCTAGTACCAATCTGTGAGTGAATATGTCTAATACATTTTCCGGTAATGGCCTAATCATTACAGCATCGTGTTCAAATATTAAACAAGGTTCGTTAAGCTCAACGCATCTAAGCCACAGCATATAATGACTTAGAAAACAGCCAAGTTGACTGATATTATCTTTGTATATCTGTTTCATTCCCGGGTAAGGAACCATTCCAAGTTTAGACAATAAGTTTATTTGATCGCTATATACACCAGCAAATTTTTCAACAGTAATTCCAAAAGATGCAGACGAACTAATGCACTCATTGGCAAAGTTCTCCGAAATTTCATCACCTTCTTTTCTTATCACAAATGATTTCATACAACTCCTTGGCCTTCTATTTATGTGCGCATTTAATTGTATAAATACAAAAAGGAGATCTGTATGAAGCTTTTAGTTACTGGTGGTGCTGGATTTATTGGTTCACATATTGTGGATAAGTTAATAGATTTGGGGCACGAAGTAGTGGTGATAGATAACGAATCGTCACAGTCACACTTCCAATTTTATTTTAATCCAAAAGCTACCTATCATAAACTAGACATCGTGGATTATGAAAATACTAGACTGTTGTATGACGGTGTTGACTATGTTTTCCATTGTGCCGCTGAAGCAAGAATACAATCTACCTTAAAGAAACCAGTACAGACTGCACAGACTAATGTGGTCGGAACTACATCGGTATTACAGTGTTCTTTAGAAGCAGGAGTGAAGAAAGTAATCTATTCTTCGACATCATCTGCATACGGATTAAAAAATATTCCGCCATTGCAAGAATCAATGGTTGAAGATTGTCTCAACGTCTATTCTGTTTCAAAGGTCACAGCAGAAAAAATCTGTACGCTGTATACCAAATTGTACGGTCTTGACACGGTTATTTTTAGATACTTCAACGTCTACGGAGATCGTGAACCGATCCGCGGGCCATATGCTTTAGTTGTAGGTAAATTTTTAAATCAATTTAGAAGCGGAGAGTCGTTGACTATTGTACCAGACGGCACCCAACGTAGAGACTTTACACATATCGACGATGTAGTCAATGCCAATATGTTAGCAATGACCGTGGATCACGATAGATATGGTGAAGTGTTTAACATTGGATCTGGAGTTAATTATTCTGTGCTAGAGTTGGCCGCAATGATCAGCGACGACACAGTAATGATAGATCCAAGGGTAGGCGAAGCTTATGTGACTCTAGCAGACAATGCCAAAGCCAAGAATGTGCTAGGCTGGATTCCAACTAAAAATATTAAAGATTATATTGAAGAAAAAGTTACAGAGTTGCGTCTTCTAGACCAGCAGTTCTCAATTTAACAATATTTGATACTTGCCATTGCTTGATGTCAAGTGCTTTGATAATGCCTAACCATTTATTACGGAGCAAGGCGAAGTCGTTGATAATTTTCTCAAAGTCTACAACGTCAGCTTCGCCTTCTACAAACTTTTCACAGTCCCTAGAAGACAACGCCCGTTGATAACTTTCAAGATACTTACGGAAATGCTGACTACGAAGGCGTCTTAGTTCGATATTCAGATACTCTAAGATACCTTCGATTTCCTGTAACTGGTTAAATCGGTTTTCGACAATACCTGGCATATTAGCCGCAGCTTTCTCAAGATTACCTGAGACTTTAACATCAAACTTAGCCTGAAGTAATTCGGCTTCGTAGTATGCTACTGCGTCTGGGATATGCGAAATATCCTTTGAAACTTTATCGTACCAGTTCATTAGTCCTCATCTTCGTAATACTCATCCACTTCATCTTCGCTATAGTCTTCGCCATCTGTTGCATATTCAATGGCTTGGTCTAAGAAAGGATCTATGCCAAGTAAATTATCTAATACAGATTCTTTGATGCCGTGATCTAACAAGGCATTTACAAAATCTGCTGCTACGTCTTTCTTTTGTTTTTCAGGAATATGTTCTGCAACAATATTCCAAAGATCGGCGATTAAATCATCTTTCATTCTAGGCTCTCCGTTTCAGATTCAACATTAGTAGTTATCACTGATTCGGTTTTTTCGCCATAATTAGAAATGTCTTGCATTGCTTTATCAAGACCTTCATTGTCATTTCTTTCCCAGGCTTTGCGGAATTGTTTAATGATCTCACCATCGCTAGTTGTGTAGACAAGACTGTTACCTTCTTTCTTGAGCATACCTTTCGCTTCAAACAGGTCGACCAGTCCACTATATGGATTCATACCTGTTTCATAAGGAATCTTTACTTGTACACTTTCAAACGGTTTGGCATAGCGTGTCTTCATTACCTTACAGGCGGCACGAATACCTTTAACTTCTGAAATCTTGTTGCCATCTTCATCTTCTTTAAGTTTCAATTTACGCATCGCTACAACAATTGAACTTGCATAGATAAAGCCCTGACCACCTGAAATCTTATCGTCTGGATCAAACATATCCTGTGAAGCGTATGTATGATTAGTTGCCACTAGACCAATGTTATGAGCTCCAAACATATTAACACAGTTACGAACAAGTGCAGTTAGTGCTTTAGGCTTACGGCCCATATCACCTTTCATATCACCTGCTTGGAACTGATTAACATCTGTCGGAGTTAGCAACATACCTAACGAATCGATTACAAAAAGAATCTTAGGACGCTCTTCTTCGTTCATTGTTTTATACTCTGCGATGAACTCAGTGATAGTCTTTGCTACATCGTCGATCATAGCCATATTAAGTTTTAACAACTTATCTGGACTTGTGTCAACTCCTAATGCGTGTAGCCATTTTTCATCAAGTGCGTTTTCTGTATCAATTAAGATAACATAAATGCCTTGTGCTTGTGCATTACGCACTAGGTTTCCTGAACAGATAAAACTTTTACCTGCACCAGATTCCCCTGCGAATACAGTGACTTTACCTAGTGGAATACCTTTGTTAAAGTCGCCGCTGATAAGATAGTTCAGAGCAAAATTATTAGTTGAAACCCAGTCTGTTGGGTCGTTAAAGCCAATACTCAAGCCTTCAATAGACTTAGTAATTGATTTTCTAAATTTAGAAATGTCAAATGCTTTTGCCATTATTATTAATTCTCCTAGATTGAATAAGAGTGCGAGACCACTCGCACTCTTGATTTATGTTACTGCTTCTGACGATTACGAATCATTGCCAAGATGTCTTGGGCACGACTGTTATCACCTGAGGCTGCGCTAGGAGCGGCTGCTGGTGCTGCTGCTTGAGTTGGTGCTGGAATATCTTCAGCATCTTCGTCGATTGGAGCGGCTACTGCTGCACGACTAGTTGCTTTATTAGGATCACCAGTTGCTTGACCCATACCTGCTGGTTTGAAGTATTGACCCCAACGTTCCATATCGTATGCTTCACCATCAACTGATGCTTCAAACATTTCCTTCATAACTTTCAACTCAACGTCTGTTGGTTTCTTAGGTAGGAAGTCCGATAAGTTAAACAATCCGTGTTGTTGGATAGCTGCTGCTTCAATATCTGTAAGAGCACGTTCACGACGTGACCACTTTGAAGTAGAGTAATCTGCAAAACCACCTTTAGATGTTTTAGCAATCTTAAAGTCTACGCCTTTAAGTGCGTGTGTTGGCAGTTCATCCAATTCTGGATCCATCAAAGCACTACGGATGATTTGATAGATTTGAGGACCGATAATAAATCTACGGATTGGATTTTCTGGAGTTTTGTCTTCTTTCAACGGATCTTCAACAATGAAGCCTTGGAAAATGTATGAACGTTTCTTCCAATACTTACGACCCATTTCTTCCAAGCTCTTGTCTTTGAACCAACCACGCACTTCTGACAAGATTGGACATACTGATCCATCGTTGTACATCTCTACGCAGGGTACTTGAACTTGAACTGGACGTGAATCTGATTCACCTTTGATACCAGCAAACGGCAATTTGATCATCGCACGTTCTACCCAGAAAAATGTGTTATTAGGATTGCCATCTTCCAAGAAACGAATAGTCGCCTCTTTGCCTTCCTGCATATTCCAATGTGGGTAAATTGCGTTGTCTCCACCGCCTGTGGATTGTCCTGTGGACTTTGATTGCGCCTCTTGAAGTTTGGCGCGGATTTCTGCTAATGTAGCCATTTTAAATGCCTCCTATGTTATGCCTAAAATGTTTTTATGCCTTGTACGCATAGTATTATTATGCGCTTTTTATTTATCAAGGTCAACTATTATCTGATAGTTTATTGATTTTGTTTCACCAAAAAAGTCTGGAATTTTACCCCCAGACTTCTCTGTATTTTTCCAGTGCCATAGCCCTTATTTGAGCTAGTCTCTCTGTAATGTGTGTAGGTAATTCTTCGTCATCATCAAAGAAAAACTTCTGTTTCTCTTTAACAATTTCTGGACGACGATATGCAACATAAAAATCTATTTCTTCGCCGTAATCGTCGTCCGAATCATCTAAACCAAAATTACTTCGATGCTGGCTTAGCAGCTGGTGCTGCTGCCTTTTCGTCCTTGGCAGGAGTACTTTTTGCAGGCGCTGCTGCTTTCTTAACTTCTGCTGCTTTCTTAACTTCTGCTTTTGCTGGAGCAGCAGCTGGAGCAGCTGGTGCTTTAGCTGGTTCTGCTGCGAAAGCTGATACTGCGATTGATGCCATTAAGGCTACGATAAGTTTGTTCATTTTATTTTCCTTTAAGGTTGATTTTGAACTAATACCAGTCTGTAACAATTACAGTTAGCATCTAGGATGTTCTCATAATGATAACCGTACGGTACAGATGGTTGGGGGTTAGGATAATACACTACAGGCGGCTGTTGCACTACCACTGTCTGCGGACGAGTGAGTGCATACCCCACTGCGCCTCCGATCACAAGCGGTGCAACCCAACCGTAATGATTGTGATAACCACGATGATCCCAGTGATTCGGATTTGCCTGGCTTGCTGTCGATACCGACATCAGTCCAGCAACTGCGAGTGCTAGAACGTTCTTCATAATGTTTTTCTCCTAACATA